TTTTTTCTTCTTCTTTATATCCATAGTGCCTTATTTCATCTTCATGTTCTAATGATAAAGAAGTAATTATATAACTTATTTCTTTTTCGTTTAATCTCATTGTAATCTCCTTAACTTAACTTAACTTACTATATATTACTACTTTCTGATGACACTGTACATACTTTTATGCTTTTTTTGTAAACTTTTTTTGTATATATATAGAGGCGCAAGTCTCCTTTCGTTTTTACGAACATAACCTGAAATATATGAGGTAATTAGTTTGAGTGCACTTAAACAAAAGAAAACTGATAAACAGCAAGATAACAACACCGCCGAAAAGAATCCACATTTAAAAAAATATCGATGGAAGAAAGGTGAGTCTGGTAATCCGAATGGAAGGCCTAAAAATGGTTTTGCATTAAATGATCACATTAGAGAACTTGCGAATGTTGAAATGAAAGATAAAAAAAGTATGCTAGAGAATGTTGTCGCTAGAGTATATGAAGAAGCGTTAGACGGAAATATGACTGCGGTTAGTTTCTTAGCGGACAGAATGTTAGGACGACCAAACCAATCAATCGGTATTAGAGAGGAAACAAACGAACCAATAAAGATCATTGATATGGGAGATAATATCTCAGATGACTTGGAAAATTGATGAGACTCGTAAGAGTATTTTATACGATAATCACAGATATAAATGTATTGTTAGCGGAAGACGTTGGGGTAAAACTATCTTCGCAATTATATGGTTACTACTTCCAGAATTTAAACCGAATGAAAGACGATGGATTGTTTATCCTTCTTATCGTCAAGCAAAAATGGTTGCGTGGTCCGTGCTTAAAGGATTTTTTGCAAATCAAAAAGTTAAGATTAATGAAACCGATTTATCTATCACATTAGAAAATGGTGCTTGTATCGAATTGAAAGGAGCTGATTCTTCTGCCGATAAAATTAGAGGAGTAAGTTTAGATAGAGTGGTATTAGATGAGTATGCATTTATGAAAGAAAGTATTTGGGGAGAGGTAATTCAACCGATGACTGCACAAACAAAAGCAGAAGTGTTATTTGTTGGAACACCAAACGGATTACAAAATCACTTTTATGATATGTTTGTTAAAGGACAATCAGAAGATGAAGATCTAAAGAGTTGGCAGTTTACGACTTTAGACGGTGGATTTATTCCGGAGGAAGAGATTGCGAGAGCAAAAAAGAATTTAGATGCTAGAACATTTAGGCAAGAGTACGAAGCAAATTTTGAAAGCATACAAAATAAAGCTGCATATAATTTTAGTAGAGATATTCACATTAAAACAATGGATATTTCTACAAGACAATTTTGGGGTATTGATTTTGGTGTTTCGAGTTATATGACTGCGATTAAAATGTGTGAGTTAACAGATGGTTCGGTATACGTCTTCGACGAAATAGGATTACAAAATAGTAATACGTTTGAATTGTCGAAGGTAATGAAAACTAAAGGCGGAGAAATGCTAGTCTATCCGGATCCAGCAGGTAGCGCAAGAAGCAGTAATAGTACGAAAAGTGATCATGCAATTTTAAGAGAAGCAGGGTTTACTGTAATTAGTAGGAAGGCAAATCCTACGCAAAAAGATAGATTAAATGCTTTAAATAAAAAGCTAGAAAATGCAGAAGGCAAAAGAGAATTGTTTATAAGTCCAAAGTGTAAGAATTTAATTAGAGATTTAGAGTTGACCACTGTAGATCAAGGAAGAATGATAAAAACAGAAACGCTATCGCACTTTGTAGACGGATTAATGTATCCTATCGAATATCGATACGGATTTAAAGGACATGGGAAATCGATAGCATGGTAATGTTTATAATGGGTTTTTTAGTAGGGATATTATCAACTTTGCTTATATCATTGCATATAGGAAAGAAAATTGAAGACAAACAACTTAAACAAGCTGAAAAGCTGATGCGTACGTTTTATAAAGAGGAATTAAATGAAAAAGAATACGAACAATTTAAAACAAGGTACGAATCATGATTATTTATAATTTAACAGAGCAAATGCTTCATAGATTACTTATGGAAACTATTGAAGAAAATTATGACAATCAGATGGAAGAGCGTGAGCGTCTTTTAGACTATTATGAAGGCGTAAATTTAGAACAAGATTTAAAACAATTTTTTAATAGTGAATCACTATCTCAGATTCCGCCGATGTACATTAATCTAGTGCGAAACATAATAAGTCGCCGATGTTTAGTATATCAACAAGCACCAATACGCTATAATGATCAATATAATGAAGTATTGGGAGACTACGACTCGTTCATGAAACAATTTGAACAGTTAGTATATTTATTGGGGTCTGAAGGATTATATACGCATTGGGACGATAATAAAAAAATGTTAAAGTATCGACCAATACATTTCTTTACACCATTTTTTAAACCAAACGAAGATGAGCCATTTGCAGTTATGTGGCAAGTAGAATCTCAATTACAAGCAAGAAGCGAAGACGCACAATTTATGTTTTGGAGTAAAGACACTGAGGATATGGAAGGAAAGCACTTTATAATTAGTAGTAAAGGTAAAATTACTTCAGTAGTTCCAGACGATAGGAATCCGTATGGCGATATATTACCGTTTGTTGTAGCACATAGACATCCATATACAAGAGATTATTTTAGAGAAGGCGCAGGAGATTTAGTTGACGGAATGAGATCTATTAATATTCTACTTACTGAATTAGCTTTACACGGACGCTACGGTTTAGGCCAACCTACTTTTACGGGGTTAGATACAGAACAACGTATTACAATGGGACAAGATAAGGCGTTAATATTGCCAGAAGGAGCAAACTTTAATTATGTTACTCCTAACTCAAACATTAATGGAATGATTGAATCGACTAAGTATATGGTTGAAAGTATTGCGCAAGCAAACAATGTTAAAATAAATTGGGCAAATAACCAACAAGAATCAGGGTTATCTAAAAAAATGGCACAATTAGATTTAATGGATGCATTAAGAAGTGATGTAGAGCAAATATATCGACCGTTTGAAAAAGAACAATTTGAAGTAGCAAGAAGAATTGTAGAGGTATCAGGTGGAGCAAATATACCTGAGCAATTTAGTGTAGATTTTGCAGAAAGAGAAATACCAATGTCTCAAGACGAAGAGATTGCATATTTCTCATGGGCTTTTGAAAATAACTTAGAAACAAGAGAAAGTTATTTAAGAAAAAAGAATCCAGATCTACAAGAAGCGGAAATTGAGAAGATGCTTGAAGATCTTGGAGAAGCCGAAGAGCAAGATGAAACACAATCTATATTAGATAAAATAGGACAGAACGTTGGCTAATTTAGACTTTTATACAGACGAATTAGCGAAGATTCAAGAAGATCTTATGAAAAAGCTAGATACAGTTGTTGCTGGATTATCTACAATATCGGACAAAGAGTTAATGTCTATTGCATCACAGATTGATTTATTTGAAGAGATGGAAAGGGTTGGATATACTGGTTTAATATCTAAAGTAGGTAATGCGTACGATGATCAAATAGCCTTAGTATTTTCTGAATTAACAAAGAAAGAATTAGGAGCAGTCTCAGCGGTTAGTATTACTACATTAGAGCAACTAAAAGCATTCGAAATGGAATATTTAACAGGAAGTGCAAGACAATATGCAACTCAATTAAAAGCGGCCATGTTACGCGCTTTAGTGACTAATGAATCAGTAGATGATATAATGATAAATTTAAGAAGAGGCTTTGGAGCAGGAACATTTATTAGTACAAGTAGGGTAAAGTTTCTAATAGGTGATTCTTTTGCAAGATTTCAACATACAGTAAGAGCAAAAGCGTTTGAACAGTTTCCAAACATAAAATTTAAGTATGTCGGACCAACGCAGGGCAACAGAAGAGATTCTTGCTTGCATATTTTAAGAAAGTACAAAGAACCACTTACAAGAAGTCAAATAGAAGATTTAACAAAAGCCGTACCACAACAAAAAGACGGTTCAAGATTCTTAGGATTTGTAGACCGTGGCGGATATAATTGTACACATGATTGGGTAAGAGTATAATGGCCAAAAAGTGGAGAAGAGGCGAATTAAAAGATCTTTTAAAGTCACAAACTAAAAAGATGGTAAAATTAGCACAAGACGCAATAGATAGAATACAGCTAGATGCATCTGGAGGTATTTTTCAAGGTGAATCAATAATGAGTCCTGGTGGAAATAAATATAGTAAGTCTTATGCTAAGTTAAAAAGAAATGGAATGAGAAGTAGTCTAACAGGTAAAAAAATATCAGCTTACCGTGGTAGATCTACAAATACAGAAACACGTGTTGTTAATATGAAATTAACTGGAGACACTTTTAGAGGAATGATGCCAGCAGGTAAGCCTTCTGTAGCAATGATTAAGTACTTAGCCGACCATACAGATAGAATTTTAGGTAACCAAGATAGAGGTTACGATATTTATAATTTAAATAACAAGAATTTGGAATTTATTAAAGACAGATTTGGTGAAGAGATAATTGAACCTAATTTGAAAAAATATCTTTCATATAAAACGAAACTATAACATAGGGAGACAGTATGTCTGAAGAAAATAAAGTAGTAGAAGAAGCCGTGGTGGAAAATACTATGCAGGAACCAGAAGTAAAAGAAGAAGTCGGTGGCTTAATTGCAGAAAGCAAGAAGTATCGAACAAGAGCTCAAACAGCAGAGGCTGAGTTAAATGAACTCAAAGAAACTCTTAAACTTCAAGAAACAAAACAACTTGAAGAAAAAGAAGAGTACAAATCTTTGTATGAGAATGCTAAGAATGAAAATGAACAGTTGAAACCAATTGTAGAAACATTTCAGATGCAAGAAAAACAAAGACGAGAACATCTGTTGTCTCAACTTTCAGAAGAAGATCAAAACATATACGAAGACCTATCTACAATTAAGTTAGAGAAGCACGTTGAAAGATTGAGTAGTAAAAAAGTGCAAGTAAATGATGCTAAGGAAGTTACTTCTAGTGGTAAATTCGCTAAAAACACTAAATTCTCAGAATTAAGCGTTGAAGATCGAAAAGCCGCACAGAAGAATCCAAAACTTTGGCAACAAATTGTGGATGGTTATAAAAACACTTAAAATCTTTAAAGGAGATTAAATAACATGGCAAATGGTAACGTGACGCAAACCACAGCGGCGAATTTTATTCCCGAGATGTGGCGAGAGGCGATCCTTGATTACGCTGAACGTAGATTCGTTCTAAAAAATCAAGTAATGGACATGTCTTCAATGCTTGCAGGTGGTGGAGATATTCTTCATATACCTAAAGTAACTGAAGAAGCAGCAGCAGCTAAATCTGCTGGCGGTGCAATTACTTATACTAATAACACTGATGGAAAAATCGATCTTACAGTAGATCAACACTTTTTAAACGCTAAACGTATTGATGACGTAGTTAGAGTTCAAGAGAGTGCTGGTTTATTCAATGCATACGCTCAATCAATGGGTTATGCTTTAGCTAAAAAAGTAGAAAATTATATTGCTGCATTATTGCAGACAGCTACTGCTAATGACGTAGGTCTAGCAGCAGATGATACTTTTACTACTGCTTTAGTAAGAGATGGATTAGAGAAACTTTTAGATGCAGGCTTTGATTACGGAGACGGCAATACATATATGTATGCTTCTCCAAAAGCTTACATGAGTTTACTGGGTTTAGGAGACTTTACTTCAGCAAACATTAGAGGTGATGCTGAAAATCCTAATGCAACTGGTAGATTAATAAATGCTTACGGTATGGAATTATTTCCATCCACAGATTGGTCAGAGGGTGGTAATGCTTCTACAGAGACAGCAACTATCTTTAGACCTGAAGCAGTATATTACGCTCAGCAGCAGGATTTTAGAGTTCAATCTGCTTACGATATAGATTATTTAGCAACTTCAATTGTTGCTGACGTTCTATTCGGAGCAGCTTTATCTCATGCTGTTGACAATGCTGCAATGGCAATTGTTAACTTTAACAATGCTGCTTAATAGCATTAGTTAAAACAAGCTAAATATGGGCCTAATTTCGGTTAGGCCTATATTAGTATTAATTAAAAATTTAAGGGAGATCTACATGCCAAATTATGAATATAAATGCGAATGTGGCGAGATATATAGTGTATTTCAAAGCATGGCAGAACCAAAATTTAAAACCTGTAAAGAAATAAACATATCTATGACAGAGGACTGCAAAAAAGATCATAAACTACAAAGACTAATGGGCAAACCAATGATTATTTCACATGATCCCGGAAGAATGACAGACAAAAAACTTTATAAAGAATTAGATATAGATGAGCAGTAATACCAATATAGGAAATACACCTGTAAATCAGGGATATGTTCAATTAATCCACATGGGAGAAACTGGTGGGATTGATGGAACACTTCGTGCTTTATATGATGGTGATGGTACTGCTTCAGACTTATTGATTGCTAGTGATAAAGTAAAGATTTCTACAGAACTTTATATTGGTAGCAAAACACTTACAGAATTTGTCCAAGATACAGTAGGTGCTATGCTTACAACAGGTAGCTATACAAACATTACTACCACTTATGACGATACTAATGGAAACATTGATTTAAATGCAAGTGGAGATGTAACATTAAGTAATTCAGTAACCTTATCAAACAAAACTTTATCAGCCCCAATCTTAACTGGTACAACACAAGGGGCAAGTATTACTTTATCAGGGGATTTAACAGTAAATGGAACTACTACTACTGTTAACCAAACAAATTTAGATGTATCAGATAATATTATAGGATTAAATCGTGGGGCAGGTTCTAATGCTAACGATTCAGGAATAATCATAGAACGAGGGAGTACAGGAAACAATGCTGCGATTATATGGGACGAATCTGCTGATAAATTTACATTGGGTACAACAACCTCAACTCCAAGTGCTACTGGTGACCTTACAATATCTACTGGAACACTTGTAGCAAACATTGAAGGAAATGTAACTGGTAATGTAACAGGTAGTGCAAGTCTTAACTTATTAAAATCAAGCAATCTATCTGACTTGGCAAGTGCATCAACTGCAAGAAGTAACTTAGGTGTAGATGCAGCAGGTACAGACAATTCAACCAATGTAACCTTAGCAGGTAGTTTAGATTATATTACATTAAGTGGACAGCAAATTACAAGAAATGCTATTAATCTTACAACTGATGTTACTGGAACACTTCCAGTAGGCAATGGTGGAACAGGATTAACTTCTATTTCTACTTTGTTAAACTCAAATGTAACTCCTACTTCTTTAGGATTAGTCATAGGAACTAATGTACAAGCTTATGATGCAGGACTAAATTCTATTTCAGGATTAACTACTGCTGCTAATAAAATGATTTATACTACTGGTTCAGATACTTATGCAGTTACAGCTTTATCTGCTACAGCAAGAACATTATTAGACGACAATACAACTGCTGATATGAGAGGTACTTTAGGATTAGGAACTTTAGCACAAAAAAGCGAAATAGATGATATAGACCAAATAGCTGATGGAATTAAACTTGTAGCAGGGGAATCATTTGTAGATAGTGATGACAACCTAATGACAGCAGCAGCGATTGATGATAGAATTAATAGTGCAGTATCTGCTTCAACATATTCTTTTACATTATCTGATGGTTCAAACACACAACCAATAGCAAGTGGCAATACCTTAACAATGACTGGTAGTACAGGAATTGATGTAGTAGTAGGTGCTACTGATACTGCTACTTTAACT